GTAAGTGTTTTGAGCTGAGGGGTGCTAGTTCTAATCAGACAAACTGGTTCTGAACCAATCTCGCGGACAACCTTTCTGTTTCAATCAATCTTTTAACCATCCGCATCTTAGGCAAGTGTGTGTTAAATCGGGCAACACGCTGCTTAAATCGCACCCTTTCGTCTCCAGACACATTAATATCATATCGTGATGGCGTCAATCCAGTCGCTGCATCTAACATAATATGTTGGGCAACATATAGGTTTACGGCATCAAGCTCCGTCTTAGTGAACTGCGTCGGCGCACGTATATATCTATCTACCATCGTTTGTGTGCAAACATCCAATGACATTGAGAATTCATCACCACATATACCCCTCTTCGAGAGTTTCATGGCATCGAAGCGAACGCGTTCGGTCGTGATGTACTCTGATAGCCTCTGAGCGACGCTTGATGACAAATTCATTATCTCAAATAATGTGGTTAAGTCACTCGCCGAATGTGTGTGCCCTAATTTCTCCAATATGTTGATAATAGTATTCGCAGTGATAAACCCTCGCATTACGACATCGCCACGTAGTATTGAGTCAATTCTATCGACGTATGACATTCGTGCTCTCGGACTCTCTCTATTCCCTAAAACACTCTTCTGTAAGAAAAATTCTTTCGACAAGTTAACATCTGGGAAAAACTTCAACGCCAAACCGTGCAGTGGAATTTTACCAACGTTAAACATCTTCATATAATTTGTAGTAATTTCCATCTCGTTAGACGTAACTAAGAACTTTTTCTGCCTTGGTCTCCAACCTTGCAACTCTTTTTGATACTCCATCTCATACGCTGGGGTAAGTAATGAACGGGCATTCTTTTCTTTCAATAACGCCGAATGCATCATAGTTTTAGAGATATTGAAAGGAGAGAAATCTCCCAGAGGCAAACTTCTTACGGCATCTCCCACCTCAGAGTTGGTTAATACCGTTCGTACCGCTGGCCTTGCCATTCTCGAGAAAAAAGACATCGTACTATCCGTACCAATCATTCTTTTATCCGCGCTCGTTTCGTTCCACAAGGGAGGAGATTGATCAATCAACTTAACTAAGGGTTCCATCCACGCTCTACATTCCCCTCTCATCACTGAGTCTACGAACATATCTTCAGTCATTATTATATTCATCGCTGCCGGGTGCGCTCCAAAGCCGTTCCATTCAACGGGATAAAAAGCAATAAGCGGATCTCGCAACATTATCAGAGTGAAGCCGTCCTCTTTGTCATCATCGTATTTTCTATCTCTATATCCTCCATCCTTAATTGTCCTCTTTAGTTTCCTATGCCCGATAATCGACGATTTCATCATAAAAATGATTTGCGCCAGCTCATGCGAGAAACCACGACTAATTTTTGTTGTCAACGTTTGAACTTGAGATCTCAGGTACCCAGCAACATCCTCTATATCTTTTCTTCGTTCGGACGAAACTAGCATCATTCGATCCTGTGGAATATATATTCCCTGCTTAGCGTGCGTCTGTGTTTTCTCGACCGAAAAGGGAGCTATAAGAGTTTTTGACATTGAGGCTTCGTGGCCACTCTTCTTAATGACTTCAAAAATCGTATCCACGATTGAATCGAACCGCTCAACTGACCGCGTTCTCAATTCAGTGTAAAATAAGGTGTCGTCACCAACATACTGTTCTGATTTAAATGAAATATCATCGCCAAAAATGCGTTTAACCTCCTCACGAATAACTGTTCCAATCGCTAGATTATGTAAACTGTTCGCAATCAACGTGGAGTTCTCCCCGGATAAATGAGTGTTAATCAGCGCTAGGTCGCTTCCATCCGTAGGCGAAACCAAAATCAAATCACGGCCATCCGCCTTTTTCTCCAGCTCTTCACAAATTTTAATATTCTTTACCGGCTTCACCCCAATGGGTGGTTTAAAGGTTCCCTGAACTTTATCTTCATCACTCAACATAACGTAATCCTCAAACGCCACTTTAAACACTCGCCTCTTTCCATTCCATAATGTATTCATTACGCGACCCTCTCCATATCCAAACTCTATTAATTCGTCTAATGTATAACCCTCATATCTCAGATGTTGATATCTGCGCATCGCTTCTCGTATACCATCTAGCATCCCGTTCCTGAAATTATAAGGTGTTAAATGCGTATCAAATTCGCTGTAGTCAATCGCGATAGTTAAGTTAAGTGGATCTGAAGAATTCCTAAATGTATCAGCTGCGTCCATCACACGCGATCCTGTAGCCTCCAAATCTCCAACGATAATTTTTCCACCCATACGTTGAGTTTCAGGTAAAGTACTTCCTCCCGCCCTTGCAAAATACTCATTCAAAGGTAATGTCACTATGAGCTGCGGAACTAAAATTGAGAGGTTGATGGAATACACTATTCTCGTCGACTTAATCGGAACATCTCTCGAACCCTTCGTTTGGAAAAATTCAGTAGTGTTATACTTTAAAGCTAGGTTTTTTGGCGTAAATATTTCATGACCTTTTGTAAAAATGACTAACGCTTTAATCCGCGACGTAATTTGAATCTTTTCTCCACGTCCACCCTTCGCGTTGGGGCCATACCGCTTAAAAACATCAATACTAGTTGAGAAACCCGAGCTTGTATTTTTAGCGAGACGTAAAATCGATGTATACATATCTTCAGGCATTACAATCTCTTCACCCCCTCGCCTCGCCTCTTCATAGGCTTTTATAAAGTTATTTTTTGTATAATCGCATACGCGCTGTACATAGTTGTCACTACTTGGTTTCATCTGCGCTTCCAAATCACTAGATTTGTTAACTACCCATGCCCTCCCATATCCTGTTATTGTTTGTATACTTAAGCATAATGACGCCAATATAACGTGACTTATTTTTGTTGGATCAAACTCTGTAGTATATACCGCTTTTAACATTTTCAGGAAAATGGGCATCGTTCTCCCATGATTGCCAAGTTTTTGCGAATACGTAATCGCCTCTTCCGTTTTCGTCATATTTTGTTTCAAGCTTTCTCTATAAAATTTCGATTTCAGGACAATCTCTGAGTATAGGTTCTCTGTTTCATGGTAACCAGTATAAAAAACTTCCTTTGAATTCCGATCCTCACCTCCAATCGATGTTAAAACCTTCACTCTCGAACATCCAATACCCCAATTCTTGACAAACCACGAATACGGTGAGCGCAACGTGTTGTTTATCTTCTTAGGATGCGGCAAACATATTTCAAAAAATTCTCGTATCAGTTTGAAAGGATCAATCACTTCCAATCCGAATTTCAGCGACTGTATTCTTTCTTCACGCATCCGGTACCACATATTAAATTCCAAAATTGACTCAGTTACACACATCTCAAATAATAATGGACTTGAGTAACAATAACCATATTCGTTAATCTGTGACAAATCTCTAAAATTCTGTTCAAAAGGCGAACCAAATCTTCCGACAAAATCCGAAGCTACCATTAACCCAAGAGGTTTATGCTTTGTTTCGCGCGAGATTTCCATCAATACTGAGATCCACGCCTTAATGGGCATATCACCAAAAATCTGCATTTCATTTTTCGCTCTCATTTCAACGAAATCCTTCAGCGGGTGCACACCATCATAAACTGCGTAATTTCGCAAAAATTCTTCTTCTGGCTCTAAGTCCTCTAATTTCAAGATTGATCTAACATAAATATCTAACTCAGCAGTGTGAACATTTTCATACAACAAATCTTCCCAAGACGCTTCCCGTATCACTTGTAGATCATAAAGCTTCAACCTCCCCGCATCCCTCTCGCGCTCTAAAAACTCATCATCTGTTTTATACTTCGTCCCTTTTTTCCTCCTAGTCTCCCTCATTTTACTTGAATATCTGTAATATTCATAATACATCTTAGTTCCATCTATCCTCCCATACTTAAATAATCGATTTAAAGCCCTCCTGACTAGATCTGCACCTTGCACGGTGATGACCATCGCTCAAATAAAC